GTTTTCTTTTATAATAATACCCTCTCAGTTGGATTGAGGGCCCTTACTGAGAGATTGTACTACGTTAAGAGCAAGGATGGTTTGGTCCCTTGCCCCAAACCCACCATTTCCTTCAATGCATTGCATTCTTTCCGCAATCAGGTCTTGAAGCATATAACTTCTCCTTCTGTATGGACTTACGATGAGTTTGTCCAAAGCTATACAGGATCGAAAAGGAAGCGCTACATGACTGCAGTCGCAAACTTGATGTCTGGCGGCATTAAGAAGCATTATGGGTTTTGGAAAACGTTCATTAAGGGAGAGTTCTATGATGGAACTAATAAACATGACCCATGTCCTCGACTAATCCAACCACGTAGTTACGAGTATAATGTTCTAGTTGGGTGTTATTTGCGACCTATTGAAAAATTGATTTACAAGGCGATTGACAGAGTGTTTGGGCACCATGTGGTATTGAAGTGTGATAATCCGTGGCAACGAGCTGAAACCATCAAACAACATTGGGACGCAATTCCTGATTGTTGCTATGTTGGTTTTGACGCTTCGCGCTTTGATCAACACATCTCACGAGCTGCATTGGAGTTCGAACATTCTTGGTATTTACGAATTTATGACAATGCAAAGGACTTAATGAAGTACTTATCTTGGCAGATAAGTAATAGGGGTTATGCTAACTTCAGTGATGGAGCTTTGCGATATGAAGTGGAAGGATGCCGAGGCTCAGGTGATATGAATATTGCCTTAGGTAATGTTATAATCATGTGTAGTCTGTCACATGCCTTTTTAACTTCACTGGGAGTGCCCTATAGATTCATTGATGATGGGGACGATTGTGGAGTGTTCATTTCTAAACAACATTTACATTTACTGGATGACTTACCCACACACCATTTACAGTACGGGTTTGAGATGACCGTTGAACCCCCTTCCTTCGAATTGGAACAAGTAGAATTCTGTCAATCCAAGCCCATCCACTGCGGTAACGACAAGTGGATGATGGTACGCAATATCCATAAAATTCTAAAACAGGACGCATTAAGCATAACATCTCGTGATTTTGCGACGTACAATGAGGTCATGCATGCAACGGCAATCTGCGGGTTGGCATTGTATGAGAACATGCCTGTACTTGATGCTTTTTACAGGACGTTCTTGCGATTACCAGTGCGCGATGATGTTGTCGAACGCG